TTACCGGGTCGGACCAACCACTTTCCCCCTGCGTAGATAGTGCCGACTCGTGGTCCGCACATCGTCATGCCCGAGCAGATCGGCTGCGGCTTGGCCTCCATCCCGATCCGAAACATCGTCTGCAGCTTTCGCCCGAAGGTCATAGAACCAAAATGCCTGAATCTCTGCACGCAGCATAGGATTGGCGGCGGCAGCCGCGTCCCTGGCAGCTACGAACGCTTTACGCAGCACGGCCGCAGTGAGCGGCATTCCGCGGGTGTTGACCGCCAGATGGCTGCAGTGCACCTTGTGCCCAGCCTTGCGTGCCTCGATGCGCGCGAGTAGCTCGGCCAGCTGACCTTCCACTCGAATCCGGCGCCGCGCGCCGGTCTTCCCCTGATCCACCAGCAGCATACCTTCCACGATGTCGTGGGTGGTCATCCGGAGCACGTCGCCAGGTCGCTGGCCCGTAAGGTAGCCCAGGTCCATCGTGTCGCGCAGCGGCTCGCCACCAGCCTCCCACACCGCCTTAAACACCGCGTCCGTGATGTAAACGCCGCGCTGGGCCAGCTCGAAGCCACGCACGCCTGTAGCAGGGTTCTCCGCGTGCGTATATCCCCACTCCCGCGCCTTGTTGAACATGTGGGAGAACAGGCGCTTGAGCCGGTTCGCGGTGGTGGGTTGGGTCTTCTTCCAGTCCAGCAGGCCGCGGATGTGCATAGGGCGGATGTTGTCCAGCGGCGCAGGCGGCTTGCCGAAAAACTCGCGCAGGTGGCGCAGGTCGCTCAGCTGCGTGGCCTGGGTGCTCTTAGCCTTCAGCGGCATCTCGTCGCGCTCGTAGCGGTCGGCCAGCTGCAGGAAGTCGACCACCTGCACGGCCGATGCCTGCGCCTGGGTGAGCTCTGCCCACTTCCGGACGGCCAGGACGTAGTCGGACCCCAGCGGAATCTCCTTGCGGGGCTTTCCGCCAGCGTCGAAGTAGTAGTAAATGATCCCGGATTTCTGCGGGCGGGCCCGCAGGCCGGGCATGTTTGCTTTAACCATGGGCTTGCCGGAGCCCTCGCATTACATCTGGCATCCATTCGTCGTTGGTCGTGGCGGCCTGGGCGAGCGCAGCTCCCTCGACCACCGCGCGGGCAACCACGGGCCGGCCTGTCGCGTTGCGGTAGTACGGGATCTTCATGGCGGACAGTTGAGCCGCCTGCACCTCGCCGCAGGTTCGGCCGTGCTTGCCGCGCGAGATGCCTGTGAGTTCTGCGACCTCTTCGGCATTGAGGAACATGCTCATCCGCCACCCCCAGTACAACCCGGCTTGGAATTCGCGGGCGATTCGTGGTTTGGTTGTAGTGCGAGCTGGGCGTTCATGAAGGCGATGGCGACATCGGCCGATATGCCGCGCCCCATCAAGCCATCATCGGCGGCTTCCAGCAGGTCGGCAGCCTGGCGCAGCGCGGCGCGTGCGTCGTCCAGCAGATGGTCGGCCAGCAGCTCAAGCTCCTCCTGGGCGCGGCCAATGCTGCGATCCCCAAGCGCGGCAGCGATTGCATCCACAAGGGGCAGTCCGCCATCCTCGTCCGCAAAATGTTGGCAGCGGTAGTTTTTCAGGGCCTCCAGCACCGTCCCCGTGTGGGTGCTGTCGGTCACTGCTGGGGAGGCTTCCAGGAGAAGCATGCCGTCGATGGCGCGATTGCCGGCGTCTTCACCCAGCGCCCGAATTAGGTCGGCGGCGCGCTTCGTGTCGCCAGCGGCAACCACCAGTGTGATCGCCAGCACCTGGTCGCGATACCACGCCAGCGCCTCGCGCGCAGCCCGCATCGCCTCTGTCGTATCGCCGCTCATGTCGTGCTCCGGGGTTGGGCGGCCAGGGCGGCGCGTAGTTGGTTCAGCAATCTGTCCATGTCGCAAGGAAGGCCAGAGCTTGGGCATGTTGGCCCTCTGCAGTCTGCACAATCTCGGCACATGGGGCTGGGTCGCGCGTCCAGGATGGTGAGAGCATCCAGCGCCTGCTGCAGCACGTCTCTCGGCACGCTGGCTGGCGCCTTCCCGGCAGCCTCCGCAGTCGCCGCCTCGGGCGGGGTGGCGCGGGCCTCTTTTCGCAAGGTCGTTACTGAATCGCCCAGGGCAAGCACAGCGGCGTCGTACTTCGCATCCTGGCCGGCGATAGCGAAGTTCCACCCGGCTTTCAGACCATCAAGGCGGGCTGCGTCAGTTCGCGCATCGTTGGTGACGGCCTGGCCGGTGCGCTCCAGGCGGGCTTGATCGGCGCCGACCTTGTAGAAAGGCAGCAGCCACTGGGAATCGCCCGCCGGTGCTGGCCCGCCCCGGTACCCGAAAGCCATGGCTCCGTCGATGGCGGCGCAGGTCAGCTCCCGCTCAAACACGATCTGGGCGTCCGTGCCCCGCTTTGGGGAAAGCGCCTGCGCCACAGCGTCGGCAATGGCCGCCTTGCGGGTGGCGTCGTTCGTCACGTACTGGCCGGTTCGCTCCAGGAAAGCTTCGATGATTTGGTGCTCGGCCTGCTTTTGGTCGCGCAGCACCTGCGCCACAAGGGCCTCGACGGCCTGGATGCTGCCGAACTCGACGTAGGTGCTGCCGGGAGGGTTGCGACCGCCGACGTGCTGGATGCGCTGGGCCATGTTCATGCCTGAAGTTGGCGAGGGTTGATCTGATGTTGCCTCGGCCTGGATCGTGTTCGATGTGTTGGAAATTTGGTTCATGCGCGCTGCTCCTTTGTGGCCGATTCCAGGCCCTTGACGATGTCGAGCCACTGCTGCTCGGTGATGAGGTATTCGCCCTGGCGGGGTTTGCCGTACGGCGGCTCCAGGCGGTAGGTGAGGCGGGCCAGCTGGGCCGGCACCGCGGCGGTCAGCTGCTCGCGGATGGTTTTGCGGGTCATGCGGCCTCCGAAAACAGGTCGCGAACTACGGGCCTGCGTGCCGCCGCAGCCATTCGCTCAATCGCTTTGCAGTGCTCCGCTTCGATCCGGGCGCGCGCGATCGCCAAGTACTCTTGCTCTTGCTCGCAGCCGATAAAGCGGAAGCCCTCGCGCATGCATGCCTTGCCGGTGCTGCCACTCCCCATGAACGGGTCCAGCACCAGACCGCCCGGCGGCGTCACCAGCCGGCACAGGTAGGCCATCAGGTCGGTGGGCTTGACGGTCGGGTGATGGTTGCCGACGGCCGCCGGCTCGTAACCGTCGCGGCGGGTCATGTGCTGGCCGCTGGTGTTGCTGACCATGCCGCCCGCGCGCTGCGGCAGCTCGTCGCATCCCTCGTTGCGGTCGGTCCTGCTGGGCTTGGCGCAATAGAAGAATCGCGCTGCGGATTTATCACTTTCGACTCGCGCAGGGTGGTCGAGCGCAGGTCGCATGCCCCCGAAAATTCCGTTTGGGCTTTGGCGCGCGGACCCGTGATTCTTGAGATCGCCCTGCTGGCCGTTCGAGTCTGGGAAGGCGGCACGCACCTCGTCGCTGCCGTCGTGGATCAGGTTGGCGGGCCAGCGGCCGAGCGCATGCGGCTGGGTCACCACGCCGGCCGGCCGCAGTTCGCCGTCGTTGTGCCTGGCCGGAATGCCCCCCGCGCCGGTGTTCGGCGCCATGGGCTCCCCGTCGATGCGGCAGGCGTCTATGTTCAGGGCGCCAGTGGCGTGCTGGATCAGATTCGCTGCCACGGTGCCGACCAGCGGCTTACGTGCCATGCAAATGGGCTCGTGTGCCGGCTTTAACGCGGTTCCCCACCCCTCCCAATCGCCCCCCTGATTGCTCGACTTTGGAAAGCCGGACCCGTATACCCACATGATCTGATCGCGAACCTCAAAGCCGGCCAGACGAATGGCCAACACCCCCATGTCGTAGGTGCGTGATCCGAAGAAAGACATGAGGTGGCCGCCGGGCTTCAACACGCGCAGGCACTCCCGCCAGATGGAGGGCCCCGGCACGAACGAATCCCACGCTTTGCCCATGAAGCCGCCGCCGCGGTGCTGGTAGTCGTCGCCAGCCAGCCAGTGGCGTAGCACCTCGGCCATGTCCGGCTCGTGGCTCAGGCCGTAGGGTGGGTCTGTCACGACGGCATCGACGCTTGCGTCAGCCATGGTGAGAAGCGCGGCGAGGTTGTCGCCGCGGTGCAGCTCGAAATTCATGCCGCGGCCCTCCCTCGCATCAGCGCTTCGTGCCCGAAATTCGCCCGCACCAGCGCCTCCGACTGCACCGGGCTCACGCTGTTGCCGCACATCCGTACCTGGGCGGTAATGGACAGCGGAATGCGCGGCACCGCCAGCGGGTCGGCCGCCTGCACGCCGTCCTTGAACAGCAGCGCCGGGTCGGGTATCTCGTGGATCACGTAGCCGCGCGGGAAGCCCTGGGCCTGGAACAGCTCCACCGGCTTCAGCATCCGCAGGGTGATGTCCACCAGCACCCACCACTGGCCGTTCTGCCAGGCCAGCACCAGGTCGGCCGGCGTCGGGAAGTGCTCGGGCAGATGGTCGTGCAGCAGCGCGGCGCACTGAGCGGCCCGGGCCCGGTGCTCGGGCGCCAGGCAGTCGGCCGACACCTGCGCCACCTGCACCAGCCCCATACGGCCCTTCGTCGGCACGGTGTGCATCGGCTCGGCCAGACCCTGCCACTGGCCGCCGCTGCTGTAGTACTTCACGCAGTAGGCGGTCACCAGCTGTTGGTTGCTGCCCGCGGCGGTGATGGTGGACATGGGCGCATCCGCCGGCCGGCCGTGGCCGTCGTAGAAGCCGCCGTTCGCCTGCTCGAAGTAAGCCGCCGACAGGGCGCTGGTGGCCCCGCTGGCGGTCACCGTGTTCAAAGGCACCTCCAGGCTGCGCACCCCGTGGCTGAATCGCTTCGTGCCGTCCTTGCCCTCGCCGTGGCCCATGTCCACCAGGTGGGCCGCCACCAGCGCCTGCTCGCCGCGGTGCGCGCCGGTGATCGTCGGCAGGGGCGCGTCGGGCGTCAGCCCCGGCCGGTCGCCGTGGTGGGTCAGGTGGGTGAGGTGGGCGGCGGCCAGGTAGTGCTTCACACCGCCGGCCACCACGGTTCCCATGGGTGCCTCGATGTCCGGCACGCGCGGCTGCTGCCCTGGGCGTTCGCCGTACCCCACGGTCACCAGGCTGGCGCCCAGCAGCGCATGGTGCGTGCCGCCGGCCGACACCGTGGACAGCGGCGCCTGCACATCGTGCCCGCCCAGGTGCGCCTCGGAGGTGCCGCGCAGCGGCGCCAGGGCGGCGCCCACCACGCCCTGCGTGATGCCGGTGCTGGGCCGCTTCGGCGTGCCGCCGGCGGTCACCGTCGACAGCGGGGCATCCATCGCGGAGCCAACACTGCCGGTGTTGAACTTCGTGATGTGCGTGGCGACCACCGAGAAGTGCCCACCCTTGACCTGGGCGCAGACCGTGCGCAGCGGCTCGTCGGCCGCCATGGTGCGCTGGTTGCTGGCGTTGGCGTGCTCGTTCAGGAACGGCGCCAGCACCGGCTGGGCCACGCAGGCATCGGCCTTGCTGGTGATCGTCTGCAGCGGTGCATTCACCGTGCGCTCCGGCGACTGGCCCATGCGGCCGCCGACGCCGACGATGAACGGCTTGGCGCTCGCCAGCACATGCCGCCACAGGCCCTTCGCCACCCGGCGCTGGGTGTTCGTCGCCAGTGCCTTCTTCCGGTCGAAGATGCTCACCGCCGGCAGGCTGAAGTCGATGCACTCGGCCGCGGTGCGCCAGGGCGTGAGCTTGCGGGCGATGGCGGCCGGGCTGGTCGGGTCGCCGTGGGTCGTCTCGGGCCAGAGGATCGGCAGTCCGTCGCGCCGAGCGATCAGGAAAAGGCGCTTGCGGATCGTCGGGGCGCCCTGGTCGCAGGCCCGCAGCTCCTTCCAGTCCACGGTGTAGCCGTGGGCGCGCAGCTGGCGCACGAACGACTCGAAGGTCTTGCCCTTGCGGGCAGGGTCTGGCCGGCACAGGCCATCGGCGCCCACCAGCACCGGGCCCCAGGTCTGGAATTCCTCGACGTTCTCCAGCATCAGCACACGCGGCTTGCACAGCGCGATCCAGCGCATGCCCACCCAGGCCAGGCCGCGGATGTGCTTGGCCACCGGCGTGCCGCCCTTGGCCTTGCTGAAGTGCTTGCAGTCGGGCGACAGCCAGACCAGGCCCACCGGCTGGTTGCCGGTGACCTTGATCGGATCCACGTCCCACACGCTCTCCAGCAGGTGCCGGGTGTGCGGGTGGTTGATCGCGTGCATCGCCAGCGCCTCGGGGTCGTGGTTGATGGCGATGTCGACCGGGCGGCCGAAGGCGGCCTCCAGGCCCGTCGACGTGCCGCCGCCGCCGGCGAAGTTGTCGATGATCAGCTCGTCGCGGAAGCCGAGGTGCAGGGTGAAGTCGTCGCGTTTCATGCCGTTGCGGCTCCCTTTGCCGCCGCGGCCAGCTGCTGCTGCATGCGGCGGATCATTTCCTTGGTGGCGGTGCGCATCTGCGCCGGCGTGCTGGCGCGCAGAATCGCCTCGTAGGCGTCCAGCCCGGTCGCCATGGCCTGCAGGCCGGGGCCGGTGAAGCCGTAGCGGTTGTGGCGGCCGTAGATGTCGTCGGCCTCGCGCATGGCGTCCGCTGCGGCCATCAGCAGCTGCACCAGCTCGGGCGCAATGCTCTCGGCGCGGATCAGGCCCACGTTCGGCTGCATGCCCAGCGCGTCGAACAGCTGCGGGTCGGTGCTGCCGGCCGCCATGTCGCGGAAGGCGCTGCGGGCGACGATCAGCAGGTGGTCGGCGCTGGCCGGTTCGATCTCCAGGCAAGCGCCGATCGCGGCGAAAGCGGCGGTAGGGTCGGCGCGGAGTTGGTTGCGGTTGGGCGCGCGGCGGTGACCGGCGGCGCGGCGTTGGGCGCGGTTCATTGGGTCACCTCCAGCCGGCGGAACGAGACGGCCCACACCCAGGGGTTGGCGGCCCAAGAGCCGGCGCCATGGATCGACTCCCATAGCAGCGCATAACCGCCCGGGCCGTAGATCGCGCTGCCGCTGTCATTGACTGTCGGCGTCATGCATCCGGTTGCGCAGCCTTCTGCGATTGCGTCGGCCTCGCTGATGTCCTGCAGCCGCTCTACGCGCACGTCGGTGAGCTCCAGCAGGATGCGGCTGGCCCAACGGGGCATGTGGATGGATGGCTTCCAGCGAACGCCAATCTCCTTCTCCCGGCCGCCGGTTGGCGCTTGCTCGTAAAGCAACTCGGGCGCCGGATCGGTTGCGCGGTAGTGCGCCTGCTTCCACAGCGGGTGGAGGCAGTCAATGTCGTCGGTGGGCCGATGAAGGATCGGCCGGCCATCTGAGTGCGGCGGCCGCTGATAAGGCTCGACGCAGTGCTCAATGGCAAACGACTCGCGCACCCAAAGGCGGTCCCCTCGTCCACCGTACGGACATGCAAACTGAAACTCGCCCTCTTCGTCGCCAAAGTGTGAGCCGTTGTAGACCTGCCCGCGCTCCTGTGGATCGGGAACCTCTACCACGAAGGACAGCCTGCGGTCCTGCGCTGGCTTGCACACGCGCCGCGTCTGCGTTTTGCTGTTGTCCAGCAGCGCCCGTACCATCGGTGCAGAGAAGAGGATGGGCCGCTCGCGGCCGTAGGTAGGTGAGCCGCTCACTGCATGTTCTCCTTTGACCATTGCTCGACCGCCATGCCCAGCGCGTGGTACCGCTCCAGGAACTCGTCGCGCCACTCGGTCCAGTCCTTGTGCTCGCGCTTCAGGCTCTGCAGGTTGATCCAGTCGGCCGGCGGCACCACGCGGCCGGGCATGTCCAGCACCTCCCAGGCGGGGTGCGTGTCGGCACTCCAGGCCATCAGGTCTCGGCGCTCGGTGGCCAGCGCCACCAGGTCGATCGCGTGCAGCGCCGGGCGGCAGCCCGCAAAGATGTGGTTGATGCGGAAGTGCTTGCGCACCGCCAGGGCATGCGCGCCCTCGTAGTCGGCCCAGGCCGCGCCCAGCACCTGCTTGGCCGGGCTGCTGCAGTCGCCGGTGTAGGCTCGTGGGCGTCGTGCAGCAGCGCTGTGCGCTGGACGGCCGGGGTGCACTGCATGCGCTCGGCGATGTCGGCGCACAGCAGGCTGTGCTCGGCCACGCTGTAGGGCCGGGTGGCGTGGCCGGTGAAGCGGTTGATCTGCGCCAGCGCGTGGGCGATGTCGTGCAGGTCGATGCGGTTGACCGAGCTTCCGATGCCGCCCAGGTGGAACTGCTGGCCGGTGGCTGTGTGGATCCAGGCGCTCATGCGGCACCCGTGGTGAAGCCGACCGATTCGCCGCCCAGTGCCATGTAGGCCGCGCCGTCGAAGTAGTCGTCGGGGTTGGGCTTGCCGTTGACAGCGCTGGTCTGGGCGCGGGTGATTTTCAGCAGCACCATGAACATCCAGCCCTGGCGCTCGGTGAGGGCTGTGCCGTGGATGGCGTTGAACGCGGCCACGGTGGCGGCCATGCTGCGCTCTTGCGCCGCTGCGCCGCCCTCCGGGTGGGTGTCGCGCTCTTCGCCGCGCTGGTTGATCAGGGTGGCGGCCTGCATCAGGAAGTCGAACGCCTCGACCTTGGCAGGTGGCGAAGCGGGTTGGCTCGGGGAGGCTGCGGCGGCGCGGGCGGTGGAAACGGCGCGGATGCGGGTGGGTTTGGTCATGGCGGTGGCGGCTGGTTAAGCAGGCTCGGCCTGCGGTGGGTTGGCGGGAGCGGCGGCGTGCCGCGGTGGGGCGATGCGGGGCGTGCCGGCGACATAGCCGCGCAGCACGTCGTTGTGGGCGTGGATGTCGACCAGGTCGAGGTCCTGCAGCGTGGTGCCGCTCTTCAGCTCGGCGCGGTGCGCGTCGATGAAGGCGACAGCCTCTTCGGTGGCGAAGATGGCCTCGATGCGGGCGCCGTACGAGAGCCGCCCGGTGCGCTCGATCAGCTGGGCCTGGAAGCCGCGCTTGTGCTCGTGCCGCACTTCGTACACCGGGCGGGTCAGGTGCAGCTGCTGGCTGCCGGCGTTCATGGCGCGGTGCCCCGCAAAAAAAATCGCGCGCGACCGGCCTTCGGCCGGCGGGCCGAGGGGCGCAGAGAGGGGGCGGGCGGGCGCATGCGGAACCTTGAAGGGCTGAAGGTCAGAAGGCCTAAAGTTGAATCCTGCGGACGGCACGGGCCCGGCACTCGTTGCCCTTGCCGTAGTTGTTGGAGGTGCCGTTCTCGAAGTCCTGCAACCACGCGTAGTGGCGCGAGTACTGCGTGCTGCTCCAGTAGTACGGCTTTGGGTCCATCGCCTCCGGCGCGTTGGCTGCGATCAGCTGCAGTTCGCGCCGGGCAGGCATGTACCAGTCTTCGAAGCCGTCCAGCCGCAGGCGCAGCGCCCAGCGGGCGGCGGGGTAGGCTTCTGCCAAGCCGGCCAGCAGGAGGGTGTTGGCGCGGCCGTCGATGTCGCTGGTTTCGCCGGCATCGGTGTCGCGCGGGCCCCAGGTGCAGGTGGTTTCGCCCCCGGCGGCCGGGGCGACGATCAGGGCGCAATCAGGCTCGCCGTCGATGCCGCGCAGGATGCCGGCGTAGGTGCCGCCCTGGGCGGGCCAGTGCTGGCCGATGGCGGGTGGAAAGCTGTCCAGCGAAGGCAAGTTGTGCAGGATTGCGGTAGCGTCAGCGCCGGCCGCAGCCTGGGCGAACTGTGCGGCTTGGCCCAGCACGGGCTGGCTGTCCAGTGTGGTGAGCAGCGTGCCGAATTCGGCTGCCGAAATCGGCTGGTGCAGGTGCAGGGTGAGGTTTTGGGCAAGCATGGCGGACTCCTGTTGGTGGTGGTGGCAGGGAGGGAAATCAGCGGCCAGCAGCGACCAGCACCGACCCATGCGGGCGGCGCGGCGGCTTGGTGGCAGAGGGATGGCGAGGGCGGGCTGAGGTGGCCGCCGCAGCGTCTGCGTTCTGGGCGGCGTACTGCGCCTGCAGCTCGGCAGCTTCGTCGGCCTGGGCTTGCATGCCGGCCAGCTCGTCCGGGCCGGTGTCGATGCAGCCGCCCAGGCTGCCCAGCACCAGCGCGATGGCCAGCGTGAGGCCGGCGATCAGGCATGCGTCGAGGGTGGGGTTGTCGAGGCGGCGGGTCATGCGGCACCGCCTTCGCTGCGGAGCGGAGCTGCGGCTACGATGGCTGCTCCTCCCTTGGAGACGCAATGGCAGTCGGCACCGTGACCCACATCAATGCCCGAAACGGCATGTTCATCGTCGCAATCGAAGCGGGCGACTACGCCGCTTTCCAGAACCTGTCGAGCACCGAGATTGCCGTCGGCGACCGCATCAGCGGCGATCTCGATGCCCTCGGCTCGGAGGATCTGCTGCACCTCGGCGAGGGAGAGATGTTTGAAGCGAGCGGGGAGAGCGGCCCCTGCGGACTCCAGGCTTGTTTGCGCGTAGCCTTCGGCGGCTAATCGAGCGTCCTTCTCCGCCATCTTGGCTGCCGTCCCGCGTGCCAAGGTTTGGCAGGCGTCGGCGCAGCCCTTCCAGAACTGCAGGCGCTCTTCGCTGTTGAGCAGTGCTGCTACGACGGCGCCGCGGCGGGCGCGGCGCTCCAGTGCGGCGGCCAGTTGCTGCGTCGTGAAGGAGGCGGGCAGGGCTGCTGCCGCGCTGCTGGCTGGTGATGGGGTGGTGTGCATCGCTCAATCCGTTGTGGAGTGAGCGAATAGTAAAGCAATACTTTTCCAAAGTAAAGCAATTGTGCTTTACCGAATTGTCGACGTTGGGCGGGTGCGCTGCTACGCTGTCGTCAGGAGGTCGCTATGAAGGTGAAGCAAGACGTGGATGGTCGCTGGCGGGCTGGCCGTTTCTCATTCGAAACCGAGGCGGAAGCTCAACGCTTCGCGCGACAGGGCCGGCCTGGAGAGGCGGCCCTACCTCGCATTGCGCCGATGGATGTCGTCAAGTGGGCGGTCGCCCTTGCATTTGCCGGAGGCGTGCTTGCCATGTGTGCGGGAGGAGCCGGCAACACTCAGGCAACGCGGTCTTTTTCGGAGATGGATGCTTTGCTGCTCTGCCAGGAAGCGATTAAGCGAGCTTCGCGAGACCCAGACCGCGCAGATGTTCCCTATGTCGCTAACCACGGCAGGGGCGATGAGTACTTCTTCGCTTGGGGGCGCGAAACCAAATTCGCGCGCCTTCGGAATGGACTGGGAATCGAGGTGCCGGCAAGTGCCTCGTGCATCGTGAGCGGGGCCCGGCGGCGCGTCACGCAACTCACTCTTGACGGCAAATCGATCCTCTAGTTAAGAGCCTGTGTCTTTCTGAGCCCTGGGCGCAAAGAGCAGGACCACTCCGCGCCGATGGTCAGGCGCCGTTGCTAACGCGGTCGCTTTTATCGGCCGTTGGTTGTGCCAGCAGTCCCCTGACGTAGCCCTCCACAAGTGCGCGCTGGCGGCTGGTCAGTCTGTTGTACTCGCCTGGGGTGATGCTTTCGAATGGCCACTCAGAAATTGAGTATTCCTTCGCGGACTCCATCGTCAGGTGCGCCGTGGATTCGGCCTCTTTGCCGTCGAGCCACCATGACAAAGGGCGGCCGGTGATTTCGGCGAGTTTTGGCAGCCGCTGCTTGTCGATGCGACCGGTCTTGATCCAGCCCTGAACTGCTTGCTTGGTAACGCCGCAGTACTGGGCAACCTGCGTTTGCGTCACGCCGGCCTCGCGTAAGGCTAGGCGTAGTTTGTCCGCAACGGTGGCGGCTGTGGAAAGCATTGCTTGATCGTAGAGCCCGACACCGCAAGCGGGCAATGCTTTACCGTGGGCAAGTAATGCTTTACTATCGCCCATCATGGAAGCATCCAATCACGCCGCACTCCGGCGAGCGGTAGCAATTTGCGGCAGCCAGCGTGCGCTGGCAAAGCTGCTCGGCATCACGCCGGTCGCCGTCGGCCAGTGGCTGCGGCCCGACACGGCCAGCGGCCGCGACGTTCCGCCCAAACAGTGCGTGCGGATCGAAACGATCACGGACCGCCGCGTGACGCGTCGCGACCTGCGTCCCGACGACTGGGCTGAAATTTGGCCCGAGTTGGCCGATTCCACACCAAATCTCCCGCAACCCAGCGCCAGCCAACGACAACCAGCTACCGAATCCATAGCAGAAGAGGTCTCCCATGTCTGATACGGATTTGTCCATGCAGGCTGACGTGCCGCCGCCCGGACTTTCGCCCATCCGCATAGCGACAACGGTCGCTCTGGCCGGGCCGCTGCTGCGCGCGATGGGCATCAACCCCCAGTACGTCATGTCCTTCACCCTGAGGGTCGCCGGCGGCGAGTTTTCCTCGGTGCAGGTGGAGTCGTCGGTCCCCGAGTCGGCAGTGCCCGAAATGGCCGCCATCCTGCGCGAGTTCGAGCTTGTACTCAGGTCCGAGAGGCCTCTGGCGGAACCGTCGACAGAGTTCTCGGCGGAGTTTTCGTCGAAAACGTGGAGTCGTCCAGCCGGGCCGATTCCTGATGTACAGCCTGCCCGCGAGGTTCCGACTTCGATCAGCATTGCGGACCCCGTGACGCACGGGCTGGCGACGTCTGCGGCGCGGTGGTTCGCACTGGCGGGAAGCCACATTGCCTTTCCGGTTGAGCACTCCGCAGTCGCGGCCCGCAGTGACACCGCAAAAGGTGGCTTGCTCGCGGCGGCGGCCGAGGCGCGTGAGCTGCTAGGCCAGTCCGCGCAAGGTCGGCAAGCCCTGCGCGATCTCGGCTTTGAGCCAGTCTTTCACCAGGTCGAAGGTGAATGACGTGGCTGGCTTCATGACGCTCTCCTTCGCCTTTTTCCAGAGGGTGTCGTCTCTGATGGCATCCACGAAGTCGCAGCCCTGCCATGTCAGCCGGAGGATGAGTGCATACGTGGCGCTCACCGCCTGGTCCGATGTGATGGCGATAACGAGACCAGCTTCCGCCAGCCAGATGGCGTGCAGCGTGAAATCCTCGTTGCTCACTCCGTCCAGTTGCTGCAGCTGCGATCCGTGGGGCGAATCGGCTACTGCCAGCAATATCTTTCTGACCAAGTCCATATCGCGCTTCATCGCACTGTCCTTCCGGCGGGTTGATTCTCGCGGGATGGTACTGGCCTGCGCGCGAAGGTTTTCCCCCGCCTGCCGCCACTCCAGCCGGCGGCCCCATCGGTTCTTCCTCCATGGTTCCTCGTTCACTGCGCGCGGGAAGGTGCGCAGCGTTGGGCATGCCGGGGCGGCAGGCGGGTTTTCTCTGTTGGGCGCTCGCGCCCGTGGTGCCGCGCGTGGCGTGGCGGAAGGATGTGCCCATGGCATTCGTCGGTAGGGTCCGAGAGATCATTGCGCTGGTCCTGCTGCGCCGCCTGTTTCCCGCAGCGCTCGGCCCAGCAGCGTCCATAGTTCTGCTGCCGCTGCAGGGGTCAGCGACACCGGCACGTCGAGCAGCCGGTCTTCCTGGCCCACGCATGCTTGCACCACTAGAGCTGCACCGAGTACGTCCCAATCGACGCTGCGAATCTGTCGCACCGTCATTAGGGTCTGGATCTGTTCAAGTTCGGCAATCGACAGGGCAATCGGGTCTGGCATCGGGTGGCTCCTCGGGGTCCGCTGCCGAGGGTGGCAGCGCATGAGGGCAACTATGTCCATGCCGCACGCTTTTGCCTATGTCGCAAACGAGGCGGTGCCCGACACCCCGCTGGGCCAGGACCCGGGCGATGCCGCCTACCAGACGGCCCACGGATACCCCGGCGGCATCGTGGCCCTGGCCGCCCGCATGGGTGTCTCGGCCGGCACGCTGACGCACAAGGTCAACCCGGCCAACACCACACACCACCTCTCCCTGCGGGAGGCGGTCGATCTGCAGTTTTTCAGCGGCAATGCCGCGGTGCTGCACGCCATGGCGGCCCGCCTGGGCTACACCTGCGTCCGCGCCATGCCCGACCAGGCCGGCGGCGACCCCGTCGAGGCGCTGGTGCGCCAGCAGATCGCGCACGCCGACTTCACCCGCCAGTACGGCGACGCGGTGCTGCGCCTGCAGGAGGGTCGACCGCCGTCGACAAACGACATGCGCCGCTGTGCCGAATACGCGGGCGACGCCATGGCCGCCATCAACGATGCCCTGGCCGCCCTGCGCGGCAAGCTGCCGGCAGCGCCCGAGGTGGCGCGATGAGGATCGGCGTCGACGTGGACGGCCTGGGCAAGGCCAAAGACCTGCTCGCCAAGCTGAGCGGCCCGCAGGCACGCCAGGCCTATGCGAAGGCGATCAACGACACGGCCTTCCAGGTCCGCCGCGCCATGCAGACGGAAATGCGCAAGGTCTTCGACCGGCCCACGCCGTTCATCCTGAGCAGCCCGCGGGTGCGCATGGCCACGGCCGATTCGCTGGTGGCCGATATCGAGCCGACCTATGCGGGCGGCAAGGGCGTGGATCCCCAGAAGGTTCTGCAGACCCAGACCCTGGGCGGCCGCCGGCGCGACAAGCGCAGCGAGTCGGCGCTGCGCCGGGTCGGCATCCTGCCGCGCGGCTACCAGACGGCCATCCCCCGCACACCGTACCCGGGCAGCGACGACGGCCGGGGCAACATCCGCGGCCCGTTCCTCGTGCAGCTGCTGAGCTACTTCCAGGCCCAGGGCGAGCAGGGCTACCGCTCCAACATGAACGACAAGGGCAGGGCGCGCGTGCAGCGCGGCACCGCCCGCCAGGCCGGGCGCCGCTACTTCGTCTCCTACGGCAAGTTGCGCGGCGGTGCCGGCGCCCACCTGCCGCCCGGCATCTGGGCTGCGGCCGGCCCGGGCGGGGTCGACGTGCGCCCGGTACTGATGTTCGTCCGCATCGGCAACTACCAGCGCCGCCTGAGCATGGAGCGCATCGCGCAGACCGCCCAGGTCGACGAATACATGGCACGCCGGATGCGCTTCCGCATCCGGGAAATGGCGGGGGTGTAAGCGGTGAATTTCTACAAGCACCACATGGGCGACTATGCGGCCGACACCCAGCACCTGAGCTGGGACGAAGACTGCGCATACCGCCGCTTGCTGGACCAGTACTACAAGCGAGAGAAGCCGATCCCCGTTGATCTGAAGCAGGCCTGCCGCCTGGCCCGCGCGGTGACGCCGGCCCAGCGCCGCGCCGTCGAGGCCGTGCTGCGCGAGTTCTTCGAGCAGCAGGATGATGGCTGGCACCAGGCACGGTGCGACCGGGAGATCGGTGTGGCCGACGCTGCAGGCGCTGGGTTTGGTGGCAGCAGCACGGGCGGTGGTGGTGACGGCGCCAAGCCGCCCAAGGGAAGCCGGCAGGAGAAATACCGCAGCCGGCGCAAGTCCCTGTTCGATGCCCTGGCCTCCCGTGGTGTGACCATGCCGCGCGATGCGTCGATGGACGAACTGGCCGATGCACTCGTCCGCGCGACACCGTCTCACGGTGACGGCAGCGTTACGCCGGATGCGTCACGCGTTACGCCTGCGGTTACGTCACACCGTAACGGTGAGACGTCTCCCACGGTGTCACCGGAAGACGGTGTTACGTCGCACGGCAACCAGACCCCAGACGCCAGACACCAGACGCCAGATGCCAGGGGAGGGGACACGCATGCGCATGCAGGCGCACCCCCGCGTGCACCTGCGCAGGAGCGCGTGGGCACACCCGCAGGCGAGGCGTGCAGGGCGATGCGACAGGCGGGGCTGGCCGACGCGAACCCCGCGCACCCGACGCTGATCGCGCTGCTGGATGCAGGGATCACCCTGCCCGAGCTGGTCGATGCCGCGGCCGATGCCGTCCAGCGGGGCAAGACATTCGCGTATGCCCTCGCCACAGCGAAGGGGCGAAGGCACGACGCAGCGAACACCCGAATACCGCCAATGAGCAGGGGCCGAGCGCCTTCTGCGACCGATGAGCGTGCCAACTTCCTTTCTGCCATCTGTGACCCTGGAGCAACCCATGCAGCACCTGACCACCGCACTGTCGATGCCGACGCCCGAGTCGTCGCCTGAACGCCTGCCGCTGTCGCAGCTGGCCGTCGCCCAGGTCTTCAAGAGCCTGGGTGCGCAGCTGGGCGCCAAGATGGCCGACATGTACCGCGGCGTCGAGCCGATCGTGCTGCAGGCCGAATGGGCCGAGCGCCTGTCCGACCTGAAGCGCCACGAGCTGGAGCGCGGTGTGGCCGCATGTGCCGATCGCCGCTTCGCCCCGACGCTGGGCGAGTTCCGCCAGCTATGCAGGCCAGCGCTCGATCCTGAGACGGCTTGGCTGGAAGCGGCAGCTGGCATGCGGGAGCGTGAAGCCGGACGCATGGGGCAGTGGACGCATCCTGCCGTGTGGCGTGCTGCTCACGAGATGGCCCACGAACTGCGCACGAAAGCATTCGCCGACTGCCGCAAGCGCTGGGAATGGACCATGCAGCGTGAGCTGGCCTCAGGGTGGGGCGCGCCTGTGCCGCCGCCTCTGCCGCTGATCGAGGACGACACCAAGGTCGGCCCTCCATCGTCTGCAGTACGCGAGCGGATGGCCCGCATCCTGGCCTCGGCAGGCCGGGCGAGGGCGGCGTGATGGCGGTGCACCCGGCAGGGGCGCGCGTGGCATCGGCACCACACCCCACCCCCCTAACGGGTCCTCCCGGAGCCCCCTCCGATGCGGGTAATTCGAACCCCGTTGTTGGACTGTTTCGTAGGTCTGCTAAGGGGGTTAAGTGAAGCCACTGGAAGCTCTCTTGGTGCCCATCCAGCAGGCAGAATTCGCTGAGCTGGTCGGTATCAGCCCGGCCAAGGTCAGCCAGTTGGTGGCGGATGGCGTCATCGTGCGCGGCCAGACCGCGCATGCGTGGATCCTCGACTACTGCGAGCGGCTGCGCGAGGTGGCCGCCGGCCGTGCGTCGGGCGAAGCCGGTGGCCTGGACCTGGTGCAGGAGCGTGCCGCCCTGGCCAGGGCCCAGCGCGAGGGCGTCGACATCAAGAATGCGATCGCCCGCGGCCAGTACGCGCCGATCGAGCTGCTCACCGCGGTGCTGGCCACCGCCTCCCAGTCGATCGCCGATCGCTTCGAGGCGCTCCCCGGTGCACTGCACAAGGTCTGCCCCCTGCCGGTCGAAGGCCGCAACGCGCTGGAGACCGCGCTGGCCTCGGCCCGCAACGACTGGCTGCGCAGCACCGCCGCGCTGGCGGTCGAGGCCCTGGAAGAGGACGACGACGAGGAAGACGGCCAGGGAGGCGTGCCCGCATGAGCGCATTGGCCGCGGTCGCCCGCCAGTCGCCCCGCACCACCCGGCTCGCCGTGGCGGCTGCGGTGCGAGACGGCCTGGCGCTGCTGCGCGCCGTGGTGCCGCAGCCGCTGTCCGACTGGGCGGCCGATCACTTCTACCTCTCGGCCGAGAGCAGCCACGCGCAGGGGCAGTGGGAGGCCTACCCGTTCCAGATCGCCCTGATGGACTGGATGAGCGACGACCGCATCACCGAGCTGACGGTGAAGAAATCGAAGCGCGTCGGCTACACCAAGATCCTGCTCGCCTTCATGGCCTACAACGCCGCGCACCGCCGCCGCAAGCAGGCGCTCTGGCAACCCACCGACGACGACCGCGACAGCTTCGTGAAGGGCGAGGTCGAGCCAATGCTGCGCGACGTGAAGGCGCTGCGCCGCGTGGCGCTGACCGGCGGCGGCGAGGACACGATGAAGTTCAAGCGCTTCGTCGGCTCGGTGCTCCACCTCCTGGGCGGCAAGGCGGCCCGGGCGTTTCGCCGAATCACTGTGGCCGTCTCGCTGCTCGACGAGCTGGACGCCTTCGACCAGCAGATCGAGAAGTCCTCCGACCCGATCACCCTGGCCCGCGGCCGGCTGGAGGGTGCCCCCTTCCCGAAGCTTGTCGCCGGCAGCACCCCGCGCATCAAGGGCCTCTCGCACACCGACGCCCGGCACACCGCCGCCGGCGCGCAGATGGTCTACAACATCGCCTGTCCGCATTGCGATGCCGAGCACCCGCTCACCTGGGGCGGCAAGACCGCCAAAAGCGGGTTCAAGTGGAACGGCCAGCCGGGCGGCGCCCACCACGTCTGCCCGCACTGCGGTGAGTCCATCACCCAGGCCGACTACCTGGGCATCTGGCGCGAGGGCGTGTGGATCGACCACCAGCACCGGTACCGCTACGGGCCCGACCGCATCTGGCGCGATGGCATGGGCGTGCCATGCCAGCCGCCCGAGCACGTCGGCTCGCACGTCTGGGCCGCCTACAGCCCGCAGCGCACCTGGGACGACATCGTCCGCGAGTTCCTGGAAGCGCACGTGCGCCTGAAGCAGGGCGACCCGGGCCCGATGCAGGGCTTCGTGAACGAAACCCGCGGCGACGTCTGGGAAGAGGCTTCCGACCGGGCCGATGAACACGCCCTGATGCAGCGCGCCGAGGACTATGCCCTGCGCACCGTGCCTCACGGCGGCCTGGTGCTGGTGGCCGGCGTCGACATTCAGGACACCTGGTTTGAAATCGTCGTGTGGGCCATCGGACGCGGCGAGGAAATGTGGGTGGTCGACCACGTGAAGATGGTGGCCAACCCTGCTGAGCAGGCCGACTGGGAAAAGTTGGACGCCTACCTACTCACCAGCTTCCCGCACGCCAACGGTTCACGCCTGGGCATCGAGGCCGCGGCCGTCGACACCGGCGGCCACTTCACCCACCAGGTCTATAACTTCTGCCGGCTGCGTGAACGGCGCCGCATCTTTGCGGTCAAGGGCGACAAGGTGCCCGGCAAGCCCGTGGCCGGCCGGGCCAGTGCCCAGGACGTCAACTTCCGGGGCCAGGTCGTGCGCCGCGGCGTGAAGCTGTGGATGGTCGGTACCGACACCGCGAAGGACCTGATCTATGGCCGGCTGATTGTTACCCAGCCCGGGCCCGGCTACGTGCACACCAGCAAGCACCTGGCGGCTGAGTTCTATTTTGGGCTGACCGCCGAATCTCGCGTGCTGGTCAAGACCGCCACCGGCACCGTCTACCGGTGGGAAAACATGCTGCGCAAGCGCAACGAACCGCTCGATTGCACGGTCTACGCGATCTTCGCCACCCACCGCTTGGGCCTCCACACTTACACCGATCGGCAGTGGCAGCGGCTGGAGTCGGCGATGGCTCCCGACTTATTCGCGCAATCGGCTCCGACTTCAGAGCCCGCGCCGGCAGTCAGCTATCAAAACGAGAGTGGCATACCGGCTGTCCGGCCTGCCATGCAGCCACCGCGGGTGATGGGCAGCCGGATTTCACTGGCGGGAACCCGCAGGGCGTGCGTTTAAGTGGTCGATCAAGAGCCTAAAGAGGATGCCGACATCCTTGCCCTTCTGATTGCCGCGGTGCGCAGGGACCTGCCAGGCATATCGCCAGAGCTGCTGCAGCGCATCGATGCTGACCTGCGCGCGGCGTACGGAGGCCGTCGGCATTTCCTGCCGAAGCGGCGCAAGCACATGGACGCGCAGCAGCGGCGCAGCGTCTACGAGGCTGGGCTGTCCGCAGCGCCTACGGACGAGATTGCAGCCAGGTCGGGCATTCATCGGGCGACGCTTTACCGCCTCATGAAAAGACCGCCCCCAGAGTGACCCGTCGCAAATTGCCCTAGCTTCGGCCTGCATGCCGCAGCAGACTTTCTCCCGCATCACCAGGAACACCCCAATGTCAGGAATTACCCTTGTCCAGGCGCAGGCCCAGCTCAACGCCTATCTAGCGGCCGAGACGGCCGTGCTGTCCGGCCAGTCGTACGAGATCGCCGGCCGCCGGCTTACCAGGGCCAATCTGGCCGACATCCAGCAGGGCATCGCCACCTGGAACGCCCGGGCCACCCAGCTCGGCAACAGTGCGGTCGGCATGCGCCGCTCGCGCGTCGTCGTGCCCGGAGGTTGATCACCATGGTCCAGCAGCTCAATCAGCAGGGCGTAGCCATGGCGGCTGCGCTTGCGGCCGGCGGCGGCCAGAACATGCTCGACCGCGTGATCGCCTACGTCGCGCCGCAGTACGCCGTGCAGCGGCTGGCGGCGCGCGGCGCACTGGCCCTTTCGGGCGGCTACACCGGGGCGCGACTGGATCGCGCTGCGCTTTCGCGGTATGCGCCGCGCGCTGGTGGTCCGGCCAGCGATATCGCACGCGATCTGCCCATGCTGCGGGCCCGCAGCCGCGACCAGGTGCGCAACGCGCCTGTCGCCACCGGTGCTGTCGGCAGCACGGTGAGCCACGTGGTGGGCACAGGCCTTTCGTTCTCGCCGGCCATCGATGCCATCCGCCTCGGCCTTGATGAGGACCAGGCCGCCGAGTGGCAATCTGACACGCAGCGCAAGTTCGGCGCATGGGCTATCTCGCCTGATTGCGCCACGTCGCGCAACCTCAACTTTTACGGGCTGCAGGAGCTGGCCTTTCGATCGGCTCTGGAGTCGGGCGACGTGTTCGCCACCACTCCCATGCCGGTGCGCGCGGGGCGTCGGCGTCTGGCGCTGCAGCTGATCGAAGCCGACCGCGTGTGCAACCCCCATGGTGCGGTCAACACCGATCTGCTGCAGGATGGCGTCGAGCTGGCTGCGGAAACCGGGGAGGCCATGTACGTGCACATCGCGCGCCGCCATCCCGGCGATCCGGCCGGCATCGCGAATGCCTGGGACCGCATGGCAGTTCGTGGCCCCTCCGGCCGGCGCAACGTCATCCATCTTTACAAGGCGCTGCGGCCAGGCCAAGTGCGCGGCGTGCCGTGGCTGGCACCGATCATTGAACCGCTCAAGCAGCTGCAGCGCTACTCCGACGCTGAATTGCAGGCCGCCGTGGTCTCTGGTCTGTTTGCCGTCTTCATCAAGATGGATCCGACCGCGTTCGGTGATCTTTTCGACGACGACGCGCAGGGCGTGCTGGCCGACAAGGCCGGCAAGTGGTCGGGCGAGATGGAGGCGGGCCAGGTGGTCAACCTTCTGCCCGGCGAAGAGGCGATGCCGGTCAACCCCGGCCGGCCCAACGCCCAATTCGACCCTTTCGTGCAGGCCATCCTGCGCCAGATCGGCATGGCGCTGGAACTGCCTTACGAGGTGCTGGTGATGCACTTCCAGTCCAGCTACAGCGCGGCGCGCGGCGCGCTGCTGATGGCATGGAAGCTGTTTCGCAGCCGGCGGGATTGGGTCGCCACCTACTTCTGCCAGCCGGTCTACGAGACGTGGCTGGCCCACGAGGTTGCCGAGGGGCGCATCGCCGCGCCCGGCTTCTTCGCCGACGAGAGCGTGCGCGCGGCTTGGAGCCTGGGAACCTGGGTGGGCGACGGTCCCGGCAGCATCGATCCGACCAAGGAAGTGGCGGCCGCGTGGGATCGGGTCGAGATGGGCATCAGCACGCTCGCCGCCGAGAGCGTGCTGCACGACGGCGTGGAATGGGAGATCAAGCAGCGGCAGCGTAGACGCGAGGTCGATAGGCAGCGCCGTGATGGCACGTTCGTATCTAATAAAGCTGCATCTCAGGTTTCCACAGACCTACTAGACGGTATTAAATGATTTGGTGACGTGTTATCAACGCATAAAGCTCAAAAAACCTTAGGTCTCAACGAAAATCGCATAGATAAATTTGCAATTTAAAAATTTACCTATTTCTGGTCTGTAGACATGCGATGTTCGGCTGCGAATGCGGCTCTGGCTCGGGCTCTTATTTCAGCCTTTTTTTCGTCGCTTGGTCGATCATCTGGCATTGCAGCAGGTCGCTTTGCCTTTCTCTCCAGGGAATGGATGGTCGAAACAAGGCCACTCGCTGCTGCAGTGAAGTGGGCTCTCGGCCTTGCATCTGCTTCGTGATAAGAGAATCCCAAGTTGCGACATTTATCAGAGATTGACTGAGTCTCGAAACTTAAATTAGCAGCACTATGTGCAAATTCGTTTCGTATTTTCCTGATGGCTTCCAAGTCCGTTCTAAACTCCTTTGAAATAAAACCTAAATACCAAGCAAGTTTTATTCTTCCGGAAAAGGTGGCGAGGGGCGAGCTGCCTTCGAATAATTCTTCTCGGCTTTTTTTGTTTTCAATCAGACTTGCTAAGAGAAGTCCCTCTAAAGCGGAATCGAGATAGGCTGCCGCAAATAGAGCGCAACCCCGATCGGACTCGTTACTTAAAGCAGATCTGAATTCGATAAACTCATAATATTGTTTTGAGGCCTCTTCAGGAATTTCAAGTGTCATAATTTAATTTTGAAATAAATGTGAATTTTTAATCGCCCTTGACGCTCAGTATTCGTTGGTCGCTTGCGGCCTGGACGTGGTCCACTTGTCGCAATTTGCCCTATTTTAAGGGAGCACTAATTTTTAGAGTCATGCCTGCACACACCACTGCAGGACATGAAACTACTCGACGTACTCACCGCACCCTGGGCCATCCAGCCCGACAAGCTGCTGGAAATCCAGGGGATCTACGCCACCCACCTCCGTGGCGAAAAGATCGACATCGCGGGCGTCGAAGCACGCATCGGCCGCCCCCTGGTCAGCCAGCGCGAGGAGTCCTATCCGGTCATCGACGGCGTCGCCGTCATCGCCGTGGACGGCGTCATCGCCAAGCGCATGAATCTCTTCATGGAGATCTCGGGCGGCTCCAGCTCGCAGCTGATCGAGCGCGATATCCGCGCCGCGCTGGAAGACACGGCGGTCCACAGCATCGTTCTCGCCATCGATTCGCCCGGCGGCACCGTCGACGGCACCCAGGCACTGGGTGATGCCGTCTTCGCTGCCCGCGCGGTCAAGCCCGTTGTCGCACTCGCCAGCGGAATGATGGCCAGCGCCGCCTACTGGATCGGCTCGGCCGCGCAGCAGATCTACATCGCCGACCGCACCACCGCCGTCGGCAGCATCGGCGTCGTCTCCACACACGTGGATGTGAGTGGTGCCGAAGCCCAGAAGGGCGTGCGGACCACCGAGGTTTTCGCCGGCAAGTTCAAGCGCATCGAGAGCCAGTACGGCCCGCTGTCCGAATCGGGCCGCGCAACGATGCAAGAGCGCATGGACCACCTCTACGGCTTGTTCGTCGAGACGGTGGCCAACAACCGCGGCGTCGCGGTCGAGCGCGTTCTCGCAGACATGGCCGACGGCCGCATTTTCATCGGGCAGCAAGCCATCGATGCCGGGCTGGTGGACGGTGTTTCCACGCTCGACGCGCTGGTGCAGCAGCTCAACCGGGATAACGCCACGCGCGCTGCCCCGGGCGCCCGCCTGGGCGCACCCCGCGCCGGTGCTGCGCGGATCACCGCCAACCCCACCACCCGGAGTATTTCTATGCCCATGTCCCGCGAGCAACTCGCCGCCGATCACCCCGATCTGGTCGAGGCGTTGCTGTCCGAAGGCGCCGCTGCCGGCGCCGCTGCCGAGCGCGCCCGCATCCAGGCCGTCGAAGGCGCAAGCCTGCCCGGCCACGAATCGCTGATCGCCAGCCTCAAGTTCGACGGCACCACCACCGGCCCCGGCGCCGCAGCGGCCGTCGTCGCTGCCGAGCGCCAGGCGCGGGCAGCCCAGGCCGCCGCGCTGGCAAACGATGCGCCGCAGGTACTGCCCAACGGCGCGCCGCCTGCGGTCGACGCCTCGGCCGCCGCCGCTGCTGCGGGCGGCGCGGGCGCCAAGTCGCGTGCCGACATCGATCGTGACGCCAAGGCGCTCATGAAGAAGACCCCCGGCCTGACCTACGTCCAGGCCATCAAGCAAATCAACCCGGAGGCCTGAAGCCATGGCTGTCGCATCTGTCGAAATTCTGGTCAACGGCGTCAACGCCACCGGCGCGATCACCCAGTACGCCGCCGTGAGCGGCGCAGGCGCCATCGCCACCGCCGCCGGCCGCGCACTCGGCTTCGCCAAGACCGGCGCCTCCATCGGCGAGCGGGCGCCCGTCGTCACCGAGGGCACCGCCGTCGCCATCGCCGGTGCTGCCATCGCGGTCGATGCCGCCCTGGAGGTGGGCACCGCCGGTGCCGTCATCACCAAGGCCAGCGGCACCACCGTGGCCCGGGCCATGACCGCTGCCACCGCCGCAGGCCAGCAGATCGAAGTGCTGGTCGTCCAAAACTGATCACCGGAGCCACCGCACCATGCCCCAACTCTCTCCATCGCAGGCCCGCCTGATCGACCCGATTCTGTCGAGCGTCGCGCAGGGCTTCCAGAACAGCGCCTTTGTCGGCGGCCTGTTGTTCCCCACGGTCGGCGTTGCCGCCCGAGGTGGTCGCATCCTGAGCTTCGGCAAGGAAGCGTTCATGCTCTACACCAACACGCAGCGTGCGCCTGGTGAGAACACCAAGCGCATCCAGGTCGGCTTCCAGGGCTCGCCTTTCTCGCTGCTCGACTACTCGCTGGAATCCAGCGTGCCGCGCGAGCTGCTGGAAGAGGCCAGCGCCGTGCCCGGCATCGATCTGGCCTCGGCCAGCATCAAGGTGGTGTCCGACGCGCTCGATCTGCGTCTGGAAAAGCAGCAGGCCGACCTGGCCCGCAATCCGGCCAACTACTCGGCCAACAACAAGATCACGCTGTCGGGCACGTTCCAGTGGTCCGATTTCGGCACCACCAGCGACCCCGTCGCGGTCGTCGAGGCCGCCCGCGAGGCCATCCGCACGTCGACCGGCAAGCGTCCCAACACGATGGTGATCGGCGCGGCGGTGATGGCCAAGCTGAAGCAGCATCCGAAGGTGGTCGACCGGATGAAATACACCGGCCGCGACATCGCCACTACCGAGCTGCTGCAGTCGCTGTTCGACATCGCGCGCGTGGTCATCGGCGACGGCATCTATGCCCTCGACGACGGCACCTTCGTGGACGTGTGGGGCAAAGACGTGGTGCTGGCGTACACCGAGCTGTCCTCCCTGGCCAACATGGGCACGCCCAGCTACGGCTACACCTACACGCTCGACGGCTACCCGATGGTCGAAGAGCCCTACTACGACCCGAACGCCAAGACCTGGTTCTATCCGTACACGCGGGTCGAGGCGCCGGTGATCGCGGGCGCATCGGCGGGCTTCCTCATCGCCAACGCCGTGGCTTAAGGGGATCGACATGAAGATTCGATTCCTGACCCCCGTCGAGCACGACGGCACCCGCTACGCCGCAGGCGAGAGCACAGAGATCAAGGACAAGCACGCCAAGGCCTTGATCGATGCCGGCGCGGCTGAGGCGACCGGGCGCTCTGCTGGCGCTGCATCCGCCAGCAGCTCCAGCTCCAGCTCCAGTTCCAGCGCCGGCAGCGGCAACGGCAACGGCAACGGCAACGGCAGCGGCAACGGCAGCGGTACTGCGGGCGAAGCCGATGCCGGCCCTGGCGCGGCCGGCGGCGCGCCTGCAGCGACCGGCTCGGCCGATTCGTCGCTCGATCTGACGCGGACCTGATCGCCATGGCGTTCGCGGAAGACCTGTCCGTTTTCTTCGCCGACTTCAGCGTGCCAGCCATGCTGGGCGGTGAGGTGCTGCCCGTCATTCTCGACGCGGCGTATCTCTCGGCCATGGGCATGGAAACGACCGGGCCGGCCGCGGTCGTCCAGACGGCGCTGGTGTCGTTGGTGCAGCACGGCGACGCGCTCACGGTCGGCGCTCGCACCTATGCGGTCACCGGCATCCAGCCAGACGGCACCGGCATCACCGTGCTGCAGCTGCGGGAGGCATGACCATGGCCGACCACATGCAGACCCGCATCCTGCAGGCAGTGCAGGCCGCCATTCTGGCGGCCGGCCTAGTGCCGGTGGATCGGGTGTTTCTGGAGCGGCCCGACGAGCTGCCGACCACACTGCTGCCCGCAGTGCTGCTCAACGGTGGCGACGAGTCGGTCGACGACCAGACGGTCAATTTCCCGGCCGTGCAGCTGCGCGTCTTCCAGTTCGAGGCCTCAGCCTGCGTCAAGGGCGAGGGCGGTGCACCCGCCGCCGGCCGTGCGCTGGCGGGTGGCATCGAGGCGGCATTGCTCGCGCTGCCAGCCACCACGCTCACCGGCGGCTTGCTGCGGCGGCTCTCGCTGGTCGGCAGCCGGCCCGACAACTCCGGCACCGGAGCCGTCGGCCTCTTCGAGCTGCGCCAGACCTGGCAGGCCACTTATCTCACGCTGGCGGGCGCCCCGCACCAGCCGGCCTGACGGCCGCCGCCCATTTTCATTTCTCCCTCACTCCACCACTTTCGAGGTATCACCATGGCAGATCCAATTTTCTGGACGAACGTCGGCGTCGATGTGCAGACCGCCCTGTCCCCCTCCATCGCGCTCTCGGCGGTCAGCAAGGCCGCCGTCGGCGAGGCCACCTACACGGGCTCGGTAAACCCGGCCGCGGGCGACTACATCGTCATGTCCTCGCAGGGCATGAACGAGATCGACGCGCGCGTCTTCCGCATCACCGGCCTGGACACCGCCACCAAGAAGTTCCTGCTCGACAGCGAAGACACCCGGGACTACCAGACCTTCATCGGCGGCAGCTTCCAGATCATCACTTTCGGCGCCAGCATGCGCACCGCCCAGACGATCGACACCTCCGGCGGCGACCCGGAATACACCGACGTCACCACCATCCACGACCAGGTGCGCAAGCGCGCCCCCACGGTGGTCTCGCCCATGTCCATGTCGATGACCAACCTGTTCGATCTGTCGGACCCGGCCTTCATCGAGCTGAACAAGGCCCACAAGTCGAAGACCAAGCGCGCGATCCGCCTGCGCTTTGGCACCGGCGCAAGGATGCTGCTCACCGGCTACGCCAGTGCCGCGGGCGTCCCCACCGGCCAGGCCCAGGGCGTGGTGCAGACCAAGATTTCGATCGAGGCGCAGAACCTGCCCACCGTCCTCTCCAGCTGACAGCAGCCGCAGCGGTTTTATGCGCGGCACGGGCGCCATCGGTGTCCGGCCTGTCTTGCCCGAGCAGGCAGCCGCGCACCCCTCACCACTCGGGCCCATCCATTCATCGGGCACACCATCATGGCTATCTCCATCGTCGTTAGCGAAACCGTCTCTTTCAAGGTCAAGGGCACCATCAATAACGCCACCGGCACGCCGGAGCCGTTCGATTTCCGTCTCACCTGCGAACGCCTGGATCAGGAGCAGATCAACGCCAAGCAGAAGGAAGACGGCGAGCAGCCGCTGGCCGACTTCCTGGTCGAGGTCACCACCGACTGGAGTGGCGTCAAGACCCAGGCCAAGGAAAACGTCCCCTTCAGCGAGGACGCGTACCGCAGCCTGCTGAAGATCCCGGGCCTCGCGTACCTCACCTACCGCACGTACCTGGCCGAGGTGGGCGCCAAGGAAAAAAACTAGCGCAGGCCGTCGCGCTGCTGATCGAGTCGCAACCGGACACGCCAGACGATGCGCAAGCACCTGCGTCCATGCCTGCTGAGCATTCGCCCGTCCGGGCGCAGCTCGCCAAGCTGCAGGCGTTCGCACCGTCCGGTGGCCCTGTGCTCGACGACACCAGCAGTGACGACGTGCCTGTCTACATCTGGCCGGAATGCCTGCCCGCATGGGGCCACTGGAACAACCTGCAGACGCAGTGGCGCCCGGAAGCATCGGGGCTCGACTATGCCGGCGTCGCCAGCTACTTCGACGAGCAGGGCATGCGCCACGGCAAGAAACGCCGCAGCCTTTTCAGCTGCATCCGCGCCTGCGAGCGCGCCGCCATCGATGCCTGGGCCGAACGCCGGGCCAAAAAGAAACCCACTGGAAAGTAGCCGCACGTGACCACGCCGATCGGTATCAAGCTCTCCCTCGGCGGCGAACGCGAGGTGGAGGCAGGCCTGCGCCGCGTCAGCGGCGGCATGGACACGATCGGCACCGCCGCCACCTCGCTGCGTGGTGGCCTGGCTGGTCTGGCCGGCGCCCTGGGCGCGGCGCTGGGCGTGAAAGAGGTGCTGTCGGCCGCCGATGCGGTCACCACCCTGAATAACCAGCTGAAGCTGGCGACCGGCGGAGCCCAGCAGGCGGCCGCCGCCTATTCGTCGCTGTACGAGATCGCCCAGCGTTCGCGCACCAGCTTCGTCGAATTGGGTGGCACCTTCGCCACCATCACGACGGCGGCGGCCGGCCTGGGTGTCAGCCAGCAGCGCATGCTGGGCATCACCGAAGCCATCGCCAACGCGGTGACCATCAGCGGCGCCAGCGCGCAAGCCTCGCAGGCCGCGCTGATGCAGCTGGGCCAAGGCTTGGCCAGCGGCACGCTGCGCGGCGAAGAGTTGAATTCGGTGATGGAACAGACGCCGCGCCTGGCGAAGGCGCTGGCCGATGGCCTGGGTGTCACCCGCGGCGAGCTGCGCGAACTGGGTGCCCAGGGCAAGATTACCGCCGAGCAGGTTATCAAGGCGCTGGAGTCCCAGGCCGGCGTGCTGTCAGGCGAGGTGAAGAACGCCACCCTGACTGTTGGCCAGGCCTTCACCGTGCTGACCAATGCGTCGATTCGCACGGTCGGCGACTTCGACAAGGCCTCTGGCGCATCCGCCACCCTGGCCAAGGCGATAGGTACCGTGGCCCAGGCTGTGGACGCGCTGGGCGGCACCATTCGAGAAAACGAAACGACCTTCAAGGTGCTGGCCGGTGGGGTGGGAGGTGTGGCTGTAGTTGCGGGCGCTGCGGCATTCGTGAGCGCGCTCAAGACCGTGGGCGGCGCTATATCTGCGCTCGGCGCGGTGATGGCGGCCAACCCGGCTGTGCTCGTGCTGCTGGGAATCGCTGCCATCGGTGGCGCCGGCGCGGTCGCGCTGGAAGCCAGCACTAAGACCGCAGCCGGTATCCAGCGCGCGATCGACTCGCTCATTCAGGAAAACCAGCGGTCCGAAGAGGCGATGGCCCGGGCGGTGGAGGGCGGTCGCCAGCGTGGTGCCGACAACATCGCCGAAACCATCCGCCAGCGCCGTGAGCAGATCGCCAAGTTTCGCGCCGAGCTGCAGCAGACGCAGGCCCTGGCAATGGGCGCGGGCATCAACACGAGCATCGAGGACGCAAAGATGGCGGCGGCCGGTCAGCGGGCCCGCGACCAGGAAGAGCGCAACAAGTATCTCGGCGAGAGCACCCGGCAGACGCCCGCGCAGATCCGTAACGACGAGATCAAGAAAGCTGAGAAACGCAATGCCGAGCTGGTGGCCAAGGCCGAGGGCAACACGAACGAGGTGCTGAAGCTCCAGGCCGCGCTGCGCACCGAGATCGCCAACATCAACGAGAAACACAAGGATAAGAAAGACGAGTCGGGCGCTGAGCTGAAAAAGCAGGAGACCGGTTATGTCAACCTGATCACCTCGATCAACGCGAAGATCGCCGCTGAAAAGCAGGAGATGGAGAACGGCGGCCAATTGACCGTTGCGCAGCAGGTGCGGATCGACCTCGACAAGGAACTGGCCGCCGGCAAGCTGAAGCTGTCGGACGCCCAGCGCAAGGTGGTCGAAGAGCGAATCGCCGAACTGTCGACAGCCGAGGCGGCGAAGAACCTCGCACTGGCTGAGCTGAAGGCCATCGCCGATCTGCGCGACGCTCGCCTTCAGGAGGCCAACGCCCGGATCAAATCCACCGCCGACGCATCGGCAGATAACCAGACCATGCGCGACGAGATCGCGCTGATCGGTCTGTCCGAAGATGCGCAGGAGCGCATCTTGCAATCCCGCCGGGCCGCGGTCATCGCCACGAAAGAGGCCACCTTGGCCGAAATGGAGCGTAAGAGCGCCATCAGCGGCACGATGACGGTGCAGGAATTCGCGCTGAAAGAGGAAATCCAGCAGCTCAAAGAGCGTAACGAGCTGCTCGGCGTCAAGTACGACCGCACGACCACTGCCAAGGCTGCGGAGGACATCACCTCCGAAATGAGGCGTGCCAGCGACCAGGTCAACCAGTCGCTCACCGATGCGCTGCTGCGCGGCTTCGAGTCCGGCAAGGGTTTCGCACAGAACTTCCGCGACACGCTGAAGAACATGTTCAACACGCTGGTGCTGCGGCCGGTCATCAGCGCCATCCTGTCGCCCGTGTCCGGCACCATCTCCGGGCTGCTCGGCGGCGGGGGCGGCAGTGGGGGTGGTGCCGGCAACCTGCTCGGCCTGGCCAGCAATGCCAATTCCGCATACAGCCTGGCGACGGGTGGGCTCACCGGCGTGGGTGGCAGCATCACCGGCTTCGGCAACATGGTGGGGTCGCAAACCATCAGCAGCTTCGGCTACGGTGTCTCCGGCCTGGCGGGTCCCTCGCAGGTGCCGGCGGCCGCGGCGGCCGGCGCGAACGCGGCCGGCGGGCTGGCCGGTATCGGCCAGACCGTGATGGCGGCAGCACCCTATCTGGCGGCCGCCTTCGTGGCCCTCAACGCCCTCGGCGTCTTCCGGTCCGAGAAAAAGACAGACGTCGGCATCAAGGGCACCGTCGGCTACGACAGCAGCCTGGCGGCCTTCACCACCATCCGCAAGGGCGGCACCCTGTTTTCGGGCCCGTCGTACCGCGACGACACCGCTCCGCTGCCCGATGCCACCCGCGCCGCGCTCGACTCGTCGATCAAGAGCGTATTCGACAGCGTCGCCGGCTATGCCGACGTGCTGGGCCTCAACGCCAAGGCGATCGACGGATTTACCAAGGACGTGTTCATCAGCACCGAGGGCCTGTCCGATACGCAGGTTCAGGAAAAGCTGGCCGCGGTGTTCAAGGGCCTGGGCGACGACCTGGCCAACATCGTGGCGGGTGGCATCCTCTCCGGCGCCACCACCGGATCGGCCGTTGCGGCTGCGGCCATCGCAGAGGATGCCGCCGGCGCGCTGCCGCTGGGAGTGGGCACCAATGTGCCGGGCGCCGGTGCCGGGCAGACCGTATCGTCTGCCTCGGCGCTGGATCCCTTTCGCAAGGCTGGGGAAACATCCATCGACACGCTGGCCCGCCTGGCCGGCAGCTTGTCGAGCGTCAACGCTGTGCTGGACTCGCTCGACCAGGCCGCGCTGAAGGCCTCCCTTGCCGGCGGTGCTGCCGCCTCGGCCCTGGTCGATGTCTTCGGCGGGCTCGACAAGTTCCAGGCTGCCGCCAGCAGCTTCCTGCAGAACTTCTACACCGATGACGAGCGGCGCGACGTGGTCAAGCGCCAGCTGGGCAGCACGTTCGACAGCATGGACATCGCCATGCCCACCACCCGGGCCGCGTTCCGCGACCTGGTGGAGGCGCAGGACTTGACGACCGAGAGCGGCCGCAAGACCTATGCGACGCTGCTGAGCCTGTCGGATGCGTTCGCCAGCATCACGGAGGCCGCGACCACCAGCGCTGCTGCGCTGGCCGCCGAGCAGGCCGAGAAGCGGGCTTCGGTGCAGGACCAGATCGACGAGCTGTCCGGCAACGGCCGCGCCGTGGTTGACCGCCGCCGTGGCCTGGAATACGCCGCTGCAGCCGCCGACCCGGCCCTGCAAAAGCTGATCGTCAGCTTGTGGGAGCTGCAGGACGCCACCGCCGCCGCGGCTACCGCCACCGCCCAGGCGGAGAAGCGCGCTTCGGTGCAGGACGAGATCGACGAGCTCTCGGGCAACGGCCGCGCCGTGGTCGACCGCCAGCGCGGCCTGGAATACGCAGCCGCTGCGGCCGACCCTGCGCTGCAGAAACTCATCGTCCGGCTGTGGGAGCTGCAGGACGCCACCGCGGCAGCGGCTGCAGCGGCCGAGCAGGCCGAGAAGCGTGCTTCGGTGCAGGACCAGATCGACGAGCTGTCCGGCAACGGCCGCGCGGTGACTGATCGCCGCCGGGGTATCGAGTACGCCGCTGCTGCAGCGGATCCCGCCCTGCAGAAGCTGATCGTTCGCCTGTGGGAGCTGGAAGACGCCACCGCTGCCGCGGCCGCCTCAGCCGAGAAGGCCGAGAAGCGGGCCTCGGTGCAGGACCAGATCGACGAGCTGTCCGGCAACAGCCGGGCCGTCACCGATCGCCGCCGCGCCATCGAATACGCCGCCGCCTCGGCCGACCCCGAGCTGCAGTCCTTGCTCAATACCCTGTGGCTGCTGCAGGACGCCACCGCCCGGGTCGATGCCGCCTTCGCCACCCTGGAGCGCTCGGTCAGCGCCCGTATCGAGGCGCTTCAGGTCGTCCAGCAGACCGCGCAGGAGACGGTCGGCACGCTCTCGACCCTGTTCGACACCCTCAAGTCGAACATCCGCGACCTGTACCAGGAGGTGGACGCTACCCGGGCCATGAGCCTGCAGCAGGCCGCCGCCTTCGTCGCCAACGCCGTCGGCACCGTGCGCACCACCGGTGCGCTGCCAAAGAATGACGACCTGTCCAGCGCCATCGCCTCCCTGCGCGGCGGCATGGACGACAAGAACTTCGCCACCCGGGCGGACGCCGACCGTGCCCGCCTGGTGCTGGCCGCCCAGCTCGACGAACTGGGCCGCTACACCGGCGAGCAGCTCTCCACCGCCGAGCAGCAGGTGAAGCTGGCCGAAGACGAGATCAAGCGCCTCGACGACATGCTCAAGTTCGAGCGCACCCAGATCGAGCTGGCCCGCGGCCAGATCGATGCCACGGTGACGGTGGCCGATGCGATCGAGGCGCTGCACAAGTCCATGTTCCCGCCGGCGGCCGCCAAGCCCGGCGCGGGCACCACCGGCGGCGCGGTGGTCGGTGCGGGCCCGAGCGGCGGATCGGCCGGGGTCACCGGCTCTGCGCTGGGCCGCCAGGGCAACGGCAGCTATGTTTTCAGCGATGGCTATGTGACCCGCGATATTGCCGGCGCCGAGGCGGCCCGTCTGGCAGGTCTGGATGCGATCTACGCGAAGTGGGCCGGCACCGGCGACGTAGCGGGCTACTACAGCGCCGCCAAGGCCGCAGGCTTCACGCTGCGAGACGTGGCGGCGCACGACGGTTTCTTCTATGGCGATGTGCTGGCTGCGGCCGCGGCGGCAGGCATCCCGGCATTCGCCGTGGGCACTAATTACGTCCCGAGGGACATGCTGGCCCAGATCCACGAGGGCGAGGCCATCGTGCCGCGGGCCTACAACCCGGCTGCCAATCCCGGCATGGGCGACATGTCGCAGGCCGGTTTTGCGCGGCTGCTGGAGGCGCAGCTGGCAGGCAACAGCGCCTTCGCTTCCGCGGTTTCTCTACTGCGCAAGGTACAGACCGATATCGATGCGCTGCGTTCGGGCGGCATCCAGGTTTTCGGCAGCGCCAAGGATCCTCTGCCGACCAAGGCGGTGACCGCATGAGCACCTATCCCCTGAAGGTGGTCAACCCCACCGCCATCACCGACGCCGTGCTGGTCTCCAGCAACGTGGCCGAGGATTCCTCGCCCGCCTGGACCATCGCCGGGGTGTATGCCCTCGACGACGTGGTGCACCTGGCCGCCACGCATCGCCGGTACCGCAGCATCCTGGGCGCGGTGGCCACCGTCACGGTCAGCATTGCCAGCCCCGGGATGGTCATGTGGGCCGCCCACGGCCAGGCAGAGGGTACGCCGGTGGTCTTCACCACCACCGGTGCGCTGCCCACCGGCCTGGTCGCCGGCACGGTGTATTTCGTGCGCAACCCCGGTGCCGACACCTTTCAGCTCTCCGCCGCCGCCGGCGGGGCGGTCATCGCCACCAGCGGCACCCAGTCGGGCATCCACACCCTGCGCGCCAACGCCCAGCGCGGCCGCAACCCGGCCACCGACGGCAAGGCCTGGCAGGACATCGGTTCGACGAACCGCTGGGCGATGTTCGGCAAGGCCGGCTCCAAGACGACGAACGCCGGCCCGATCAACCTTCGGCTGCGGCCCGGTGGTGTCATCAGCGGCCTGGGCCTGCTCGGCCTGGCCGGTGCCAGCGTGCGAGTGCGCATGGTCGATCCCGATGCCGGGACCGTCTACGACAGCGGCGTGGCACCGCTCGGCTCGCTGCCGCTGCAGGTGGGCTGGTGGTACTTCTACTACGGCCGCCGCGCGGCCATCACCCAGTCGCTTCACCTCGACCTGCCGCCATACCCGGGCGCTGACCTGTTGATCGACATCGAGGGCAGCGCCACCGCCTGCGCCACCTGCCTCATCGGCCAGCAGCAGGAATTCGGCATGGGCGTGCAGCTGGGCGCAAAACTGGGCATCAACGATTTCAGCCGGAAGGAATTCGATCCGGAGTTCGGCGACCTGGAGCTGGTGGAGCGGGGTTTCTCAGATCGCGCGAGCTTCGAGATGTGGCTGGAGCGGCCCGAGGTCGATGCCACCCGCCGCCTGCTGGCCAGCCTGCGCGCCAGGCCCTGCCTGTGGATCGGCTCGTCCCTCTACGAGAGCACCACCGTCTACGGCATCTACCGGTCTTTTTCCATCGATATCGCCTACCGCGACCTCTCCAAGTGCTCTCTCGACCTCGAAGGCCTGACCACCAATGATTGACCACCTACCCGACCCGCCGCAGCCGGGCGACACCATCCCGGACTTCCAGCGCAAGGCGGCTGCGCACGTGCTGGCGCAGCAGCTCTGGACGACGCAGGTCAATGCGACCGGCGACCATATCGACGGGCAGGCCGATGCGGTGGCTGCCGCGGTCTTGGCCGTGAACGCCGATGCCGACACGGCAGTTGCCGCTGCTGGAGTTGCAACGTCGAAGCGTGATCAAGCAGTCGATGCTGCGGGCATTTCCACCACTAAAGCCGGCGAGGCTTCCGGCTCGGCCTCCATCGCTGGGGCAAAGCGCCAGGAGGCTGTCGACGCTGCCGGCGTAGCCACTCAGGCAAAAGCCGACACGGTGCAGCTCAAGGCCGACACGGTTCTTTTGAAGCAAGCCGCGCAGGATGCGGCCACCGCGGCTGCTGGTAGTGCGGCGCAGGCTGGAGCCCCGTTGGTCGCCACCAGCACCACCAGCCTGCCTGTGCAGCCTGGTGCGCTGACGATCAACGTCGGTTCCGGCAAAGGCTTCGCTGAGGGTCAATACGTGGTGATTGCGCGATCCTCCGACCCCGCAACCGCCATGCGCGGCCTGGTCGGCGGCTACACCAACTCAGGCGCTGGCCCCCTGGGCGTCACCGTCGACAAGGCGGATGGCACGGGTACCTATAACGACTGGAAAATCAGTCTTGCCGGCCGCGATGCTGCGGGCAGCTCGCGCGCGCAGGTGCTTGTCACCACAGCCACCGTCACCGCAGAGCAGGGCAAGGATTACATCCTGCAGTTCGCCGGCGTGGTCACCGTCACCATGCCCGCGGCCCCGGTCTGGGGCGGCGCGTCGATCGGCGTCGTGGTGGCAAACGGTCGGGCCGACAACGTCGTCGCCTGGAACGGCAGCAAGCACATGGGGATGAGCGAAACCACCATGACTATCAACAGCCAGTTCGCAGCCCCCGAGCTGCTGCCGACCGGCGCCACCTACGGTTGGGCGATCAAATGACTCTACTTTCTCAGTTCGCCGCAGGCGGCGCCAAGCGCACGACTGTCTACACCACCGGCACCGGCACGCACACCATCCTTACCGGCAGCACCATGCAGCGCATCACGATGGTGGGCGGCGGCGCGGGCGGCAACCGCAGCCAAGCCGTCACCGGCAACGGCGGTGGAGGCGGCGCGGCCGGGCAGCACCAACAGATTTTCACCAGCCTGTCGGGAGCAGTGTCGTACCAGGTCGGCGCAGCCGGCCCAGGCGGCGCGGCCAATGGAACGGTTGGCACTGCTGGCGGCAACTCCCGCTTCGGCCCGCTGCTGGCGCGCGGCGGTGCAGCGGCAGCTGGAGTCCAGCAAGGCGGCAGCAATTCGGCGATCCAGGGGCAAATGGCCAGTGGTTCCACCACCGCAGGCGGTGGCGGCGGGAACGGAGGCGGATCGAGCGGAAACGGCGGCTACGGCGGCAATGCTGCGGGCGTGCCGGCAAGCGTCACGGCGGCCGGAACCGCGACCGGCCAGTCCACAGGTGCGGCCAATGCTGGCTCTACGACCTTCATGGGCGGTGGCGGTGGCGGCGACTCGGCAATGGGGGTAGGCGGCAGCGGCAGCGCCGGCACCGACTCCGGCGGAACCAGCGCCCAGGGGGGCGACGCCACAGGCTACGGCGCCGGTGGCGGCGGTTCGGGTTCAGGCTCTGTGGCCTCGGGCCGCGGCGGCAACGGTAGCGGCGGGATCATCATCGTGGAGGAGTTCTGATGCGCTATGCATTCGTGATCAACGGGGTGATCGACAACGTGATCGACTCGCCCGATCGGCCGCCCGGCTGGGTGGCGTGCGGCGCTGCAGGCCCTGGCTGGCTCCAGGGGTCTGACGGCAAGTTCGTCGCTCCACCGCCTCCACCGGATGCCCGCCACATCACCGTCGGCGCCTTCTACGACCGCTTCGGCGCCGAGAAGTACCCGATCTTGGCCAGCACCGACCGCGGGGTGATCGCCGTGATCCGCGACGTGCAGGTGCGCAGCTACATCGACCTGGACCGCGACGACCTGCCGGCCGGTCTGGCCGTGATCCAGGCGGCGGGGCACCAGATCGACCCCACGGCAATCCTCGACGCGCCGGTGCAGCCCGAGGAGCGCCCATGAGCCCAATCCCCCGCGGCATCCGCAACCACAACCCCGGCAACATCGACCGCACCGCCGAGCGCTGGCAGGGCATGGCCGCTGATCAATCCAGCGACCCGCGCTTCGTCGTCTTCATTGGCCCCGTGTGGGGCCTGCGCGCCCTGGTCAAGGTCCTGCTCAGCTACCAGCGCAAGTACAACCTGCGCACACCGGCGGCCATCATCGGTCGCTGGGCGCCGCCGGTCGAGAACGACACCGGCGCCTACGCCCGCCAGGTCGCCAAGGCCCTCGGCGTGCTGCCGGGCGACCAGATCGACCTGCAGGACCCGGCGACGCTGGCCTGCATCGTCCCGGCCATCGTCGCCCACGAAAACGGCCAGCAGCCGTACCCCGAAACCCTGATCCGCCAGGCCGTCGCCCTGGCGCTGGAGTGAGCGCCGTGGATGTGCCGGAACTCAACGGCCTGCCCGGCGGCCCCATGGGTGCCATCGGCATGGCGATCGGCGCCATCGGCGGCGGCTTCATCTTCCTGCGGCAGTACCTCTCCCGCGGTGCTGCCGACCGGGCCGACGACGCCGGCCGCGTCTCTGCCATCAACGTCTACAAGGAACTGCTGGAGGCCGAGCGCGCCGCGCGCGCCCTGGCAGACAAGCGGGCCGACGACTTCGCCCGCGAGCGAAACGAGGCCATCACCATGATGGGTCAGCTGCAGGGCCAGCTGGCCGGCATGCAGCGGCAGCTGGAGCACGCGACCAGCGAGATCGCCAGCCTCGAAAACCGGGTGCGCGAACTGACGGAGCAAGTCCATGCAAAAACCTGACTATCGCAAATGGCGTGAGGTGGGCGAAGCCTGCATCCTGCTCGCCACCTTGCTGGCCAGCGGCGCCGGCCTCGGCTACTGGGCCGGCACCGAGCGCATGCGCGGCATGCTGATCGAGGACCGGCAGGACCACCTCGAAGAGCTGCAGCGCCTGCAGGACGCCAACCGCATGGCCTTGCAGGCCATCAGCGGCAGGCTGGCCCAGGCTGCGGGCTCGACCGCCGAGGCCGCCGGCGTGGCTGCCACTGCGGCAGAAACCGCCCAGGTGGCCGCCCAAACCGCCAGTAAGGCAGCCAAGGCCGCCGGCGTTCCGGCCGCAGCGATCGAGCAGGACCGCAAGGCCATCAACAGCGCTATAGGCAAGGCCAACGCCCGGATCGGGGAGGGCGCCCGATGAAGCGCGCCCACCTCTCCCTGACCGCCGGGGTGCTGCTGGCCGGCTGCGCATCGACGCCGCCGGCGGAACCGCCGGCCGACATCACCGCCCAGGCCTGCCAGGCCGCATCGGCCGACGTCCGCACGCTGGTGGAGATCCACGAACTGCAGCGGGCCTGCCCGCTGTTGCCCACCCTGCGCGCCGGCGCCAGCGCGCTGGAGCGCCGGGCCCACACCGAAACCATCGTGCGCATGTACGAAAACTGCGCGAGGAGCGGATCATGAATTGGTACGTCATCGCGGCCGCGGCAATCGCCGCGCTGCTCGCCATCTGGGTGCTGCCGCCCCTGGTGCTGCTGTGGTGCCTGCCAGTGCCCTTCGCCCACAAGGCCAAGGCCACCGCCAGCATGCTCGGCGCCTGGCTGCGGGGCGGCTGGGTCAAGGTCTTCGGCCTGTCGGCGTTCCTGGTGGTGCGGCACCTGGTGCGTGGCCTGCCGCGCACGGCCGAGGGCCTGGCCCGCTGGGACCGGGTCTACGGCAATAACTGGGGCATCAACGGCGACCAGCGGCCCTGGGCCACCTATGCCGACGTCACGCTCGGGAAGGTGCCGCTCGACCAAGTCGAGCTGGGCTACGACCTGACCGGCCTCGATCCCATGAGCCAGGCCGAGGGCATTCCGCTGCTGGTGCCCGTCGACCAGCAGACGCCGACCTACTACAGCGAGCAGCCGGCCCGGAGCGACGCGGCCCGCCGCACCTGGCTCGGATCGCGCAACCGCTGCACCAACCTGGCGACCCGCATGGGGGTGCCGTGGCCCACCGGACCGAAACAGGCCTGGGGCGACATCTGGTGCGACAGGTCGCGGCCGGGCTGGGCCCTGTTCGAGCAGGGCGGCCGCTACCACCTGGTCGCGGCCCTGCCGGTGCCCTGGGGCCGCATTCTGCCGGTGAACTGGGGCTATGCCCTCAACCTGACGCGCGATCGCTCCATGGCCCGCTGCACGGCCGAGCTGAAGCCGTTCGGGTTGTCGAAGCGGGCGGACGGGCCGACGGTCGACCAACGATTTTTCGCCCTGCCGCCTTCCAAGCGCGCGGAGATTGAGGCCATCGTGCTTCACGGGCGGTCGGCATGAGCCCGCTCGCCTACCTGGTGGCCGCCAGCATCGCCGCCAATGCCCTGCTGGGCTGGGCCTGGATCGACGCCCGGGACGCCCGCACCGTGGCCGAGCAGCAGCGCGACCAGGCGCGCGCCGATGCGACGGCCTCGAGCGATGCCGTCGAGGCTCTGGTCGACCTGGCGAAGGAACGCGCGGCGGCAGCCAAGCCGGTGCAGGCCGCCGCCCGCGCCGCGGCCGTGGCGGCCCAACAGCGCGCCACGCGGGAGATCTCTACGCCGGCGGCCGTCGCCGGCGACGACTACGCCAGCGCGCAGGCCCGCCTGCAGCGCTGGGAACAGGGGAGGGCGAAGCCATGAAGGTAGCGATCGTGATCGCCGCAGCGGGCGCGCTGGCCGGCTGCGGGACCGCACGCACGGTGCAGGTCAAGGTGCCGGTGCCAGTCGAGTGCCGCGTGCAGACGCCTGCACGGCCTGCGATGCCGCTCGATGCGCTGCGGCCGCCCTACGACGTCGATACCTGGGTGGCACACGCGATCGCCGAGGTCGATTTGCGGCAAGCCTATGAACAGGAGCTTGTCGTGGCTTTAAGCAGCTGCATCAGTCCAATCGCTCCAGTTACAGAATGAAGCTTTTTCGTAGCAGCGCTGATCGGCTGAAGTAGTATGGCTTTTTTAAAGGAGTTGCTATGCCTAAAGCTGCCGCCGGTACAGAAGAAAAATACGAAGTTGGAGATTTGGTCTCATTGAAATCTGGAGGGCCAGTCATGACCGTCACCAAAGTCCCTGAACCGCACGATCTTTGGTATCGCTGTCATTGGTTTGCTGGAAAAAAGCTAGACCACGGCAGCTTTAAGTATGAAGAACTGGTGCCTGCGCAGCTTCCGCCTGCTGTACCACCAGCGGTGGCGTCCAAGGCTGCGTAATGAGCCCGAACGATATTGCGACTTGGATGTTGGCAATGCTCGAGAGGGATGGTTGTATTTATCAGGACGACACTGTGGATCTGCTGGCTAGGGCAGGGGCGGATAGTTTGCTTCGCGAGAATGCAGACGGCAATGTCGTACTCGCGCGTTCAGTGTTGTTGGCGTTCAACACGCTGTCGGGGGAAAAAGTCGTTTGGGTTAGGCCGGATCGTTATTGGCGTTGGCGGGTCAACGAAGACGAGCCTGGCAGAGAGGCCAGCGGTTGATTTAAAAATGCTTGATGTATAGCACCAAAGGGGCTATCATTCCTTGCAGTGGTAGCGCAGCCCGCGCAGCCCAACACCCCGTAAGGAAGCATCATGGAAAAGACGATGGACATTTTGAAGACTGAAGCCGAGATCGGCAAGCTGATGGCCGAAACCATCAAGCTCAATGCCGAGGCCGCGAAGTTCAACCGCGAGCGCTACTGGTACCCGGTGGTGGTCACCGCCACCATCATCGGCGCCTCGGTCGCAGCGACCAAGCTCTTCCTCCACTAAGCACCACGGCCCGCAAGGGCCGTTTTCCTTTGCGATCATGATCTCCTACAGTGCGCCCACGCCCGACGACCTCCAGCGGTTGAAAGAGCAGCTCGGCTTTTCGGGCGAGCAGATGGCCGAGCTGGCCAGCGTTGCCGGCGGATCGCAGTGGCGCAAGTACACCGGCGGGGCCGAGCCGCGCGACGTCAACATCCACATGCTGTTCCTCATCGCAGCGCGTTTGACGTTGTCGCCCGATCAGCTGCGGGAGGTGGGCGAGAAGATGGAGGAGATTGGCGCGATTGTTGACACCGCGCGCCTCTCGGTGATGCCGGCCAGGCAGCGGCCCAATCTCAAGGCGCTGTAGATACGGCTGGTTGATTTGGGCTGAAGTACCATCCCGCTAGCCTTGGGAGGGCCTATGCAAAAGGTTTGTCGGGAGTGCGGAACAGTTGCCGAGCCGGTGACCGTTACCAAGGGGTCGCTTGGCGTAGAGGTGGTCCTGTGGATCTGCCTGCTTCTGCCTGGAATGCTTTACACCGCGTGGCGGCACAGTTCGCGGTATGACGGCTGCCGGGCTTGTAAGAGCCCGGCCCTTATACCGCTCGATTCGCCTGTAGGCCGCCAACTCGCGCCGCACGTAACGGACGCGGTGCGGTTCGATCGAGCCAGGCCTCCCAGCTCTGGAGCTGTCGCCTTCGGGCGCGGTCTTGGGCGCTTGGTCGCAAAGCTGCGTCGACGCTAGAACGGTGCGTTCGACCGCTCGACCGAGACCGGCCCTGGCCCTGCATAGACCAGCGCCAGCGTCTCCTTCACCCGCACCTGCCAGAGCGCGCCGCTCTCGCGCACCACGTAGGCATCGGGCGCCAGCGGCAGGGTGTTCGTGGTGCTCCACTGGAAGCGGTGGTGGCGCTGCATCGACGTCGGTGGTGCCGGCGTGTGCAGGAGGGTAGGGTGGTCGTCTTGCATGGCTACCTCAGAAAAGATTGATCTGGCCAGGCGACCGCGGTGCGGCCGGCGGTGCTTCGCGCGCAGCCTTGATTCGCGCGGCGGCTGCCAGCTCGTCCCGCCGCCGAACAATCTTGGCGCTGAACCATGCCTTGTGAGCGGTTCCGGTCGTCAGGGCGCCCAGGCCCTCGGACTGCAGCCGTGCGGCCGCGCCAGCCCACTTCCGCAGCAGCTCACGATCGGAGGGCTCCAGCTCTTCTAGCGGCACCTCTCGCGACTCTTCTGCGGCTCGCAGTGCGGCCAGCACATGGCGCGGCCCGCCGAGCAGCTGCTCGAAGGCGCGGCGGTACTGCCGGAGTGCTGCCGCAACCTCGCCGGCTTCGCGCTCGCCTCTGGCGTCGTAGCCTTGTAGGCGCACCTCGACGCACTCCCGTGCTACCTGGTCCTCGGCGTCCTCGGCCTGGTCGATCTGGTCGATGGGTCGGCCATTCCGCTCATGCGTTGCGGCACCGATACGGCTTAGCGTTTCCTCCATGCTCATTCGAAGCGTCACGGCGGCAACCCCCTGAGCATCTTGGTGCGGGACCAGTAGCCCTGCACGACCTCGGATTTTCGGCAAATCGACGCCACCAGCTCGCGCAGATCTGGTTCGGCGATGCCGACTGCCCACACCTGGGCGGTAGCGCTCGGGTGGCCGCCGACGTGGTAGTCCTGGCCCTCGATCAGCATGCCGCCCTCGATTCTTCGCACGCGGGCTCCGCAGAGCGTTGCCAACGCCCTGGTGCGCTCTTCTGGTCGTGCCAATACGGCATCAGTGCCAGGCTGACCCCACGGGTGCGGTCGATTGAACGCAAGCCATCCATGCCAGGGTGAGGCGTCCAGCACCTCGTCGACGGGCCGACGTGCGCCCATGTAGCGAAGGGGGTAGATGTAGCACAGCACTGTAAAAGCATACAGTGGTTGGTGCAGAATGGCGGCCGGACAGAATCGGCTTTACGCGCTGAGGCTGCCGCATATGCAGCGGGCCCACCGGCCGCCGTTCGGGGCGACGAGCGGTTGGTGCGCTACGGAGTGTGGACGATCTCGACGGTAAACCGCAGGCCGTCCGCGGTCTCGTCCATCGGGCCAGCCATCACCAGGTCGCTCGGCCCGCTTGTCGTCCAGAGATCCACCAGCACGATCCACCGGTCGGTGTACCACTCAGCGCTGGCACGCTCCCACGCTTCAGGCGGCAGCGGGGCGAGCCGTTCGCCCGTCAGCGCCACGATCGCGCGGATGTCGTCGGCCAGGTCTGCCGGGATAGGCTCCACGCCGACCACGCCGGCCACGCCTTGCACCAGGCCGAAGTCGCCGACGGCGAAGCGGTCTACCACCGCGGCGAGGATGGGCCGCCAGGCGGTCGGCACGGGCTGCGAGACGCCGTCCTCTGGGGTCGGCATTTGTGCGGCGGCAGGGTGATGCAT